AAAAGGTAAGTGCTAATGCCAATTAAGTCAAAGGCACAACAGGGCGCGATGTACGCCGCAGCGGCAGGCAAGTCAACACTCGGCATCCCTAAAAAGGTTGGCAAAGAGTTTGTCAAGGCCGGCCCTGCGTCAAACAAGCTGCCTAATAAAGTAACTAAACGGGCAGCCGGAAGAGGACGCTAAATGGCGTATAGTGGCACAACCAATCAGACAACAGTCAACGTAGACCAGCTTATCTCCTACGCGTTTCGTGACGCCGGTAAGCAGTCAGAAGAGATCACGCCCGAGTATGTGGGCGCGGCCAAGCAGGCGCTGTTCTACAACCTGATGAACATGTCTAACCGCGGTGTTAACCTGTGGATGCTGGAGAACTATCTCTGCGGCGCGCTAACAGCTCAACAACAGTTAATCATGCCCCCAGGTACTATTGACGTACGTGAATCAAACTGGGTCTATATTATTAACTCAGCCGCGTCTGAGTATCTACCAACAAATAACGTCGAGGCACCAAACGCCTTTGATCAAAATTTAAACACTATATCTACCTCTTTGGTAGGTGAGAATTATCTTGGCCTTCAGTATCAACAGGCACAGCCGGTGTTCTATGTTGGCTGGAATAGCGCCGGCGACTCAACATATAATTTAGCCTATGAGGTTAGTAATGATAACATTACCTGGAAAACGGTGCAACAATTTCCAGAGACAACACTAAAAGACCGTGAGTGGGTCTATTTTAATATAGCCACTACACCAAATTATCTTTACTATCGTTTAAGAGAGACTGTTGCAACAACATTCTCTGTACGTCAAATTGTATTCTCCACATCACAGCAGGTTATACCACTCGCACGTTTAAACCGTGACGACTACTGGAATCTTCCTAACAAACAATTCCCATCGGTTCGCTCACTACAGTACTGGTTTGATCGTACGATTGACCCTTCTATGTATCTGTGGCCAGTACCTAACAACGACTTTCAAATGTTTCAGCTGATCATTGAAAAAGAGATCCAGGACGTCGGCACACTGACAGACCAGATCTACGTACCAAATCGTTGGATTGCATCTGTACAGGCAACGCTATCACACAAACTGGCGCTACAACTACCTGGTGTTGATATGAGCCGTATCACTTACTTAGAGGCACAGGCCGCTAAGTTAGAGCTTGATGCTGCAAACGAAGAGCGCGATAAATCGCCAATTTACTTTCAACCAAATATAAGTTACTACACACGATGAGCGGTGCATATCAAATGACCTACGACAATCTCATCGCCGATGTGATTTCGTACATGGAAAGAGACGACGCAGGCTTTATCGCGCAGATACCTAGCCTGATTGGCCTGGCAGAGTCTGCCATCGCGGCAGAGCTAAAGACTTATCTGCAGCTCACAGTTGTCGAGACAACGATCGAAGAAAATCAGGTAGTATTAAACAAACCAGCTCGTTGGAGAAAAACCATCTCCATGAAGACAAACGGTAAACCTATTTTACTTCGCTCACAAGACTACATCGCACAGTACCAGTCAGAGTCTAGTAGCAGCGTACCACTTTACTACGCAGATTATGACTACAACAACTGGGCGTTTGCACCAGCACCAGACGCAGCATACCCGTTAGAGATTACCTATTACAGCGAAATCCAGCCATTAGATAGCACCAACCAGGTTAATCTGTTTACCCGCGAGTGTCCGCAGGCGATGCTGTTTGGTACGCTGCTACAGGCTCAGGGCTACTTAAAGGCTATGGACAAGCTACCTATCTGGAAATCATACTACACAGACTCACTTGCTGCTCTTAAAAAAGAAGACAGCGCACGTCGGATCGACCGCAACGTTACGGTTCAGGAACCTTAAAATATGTCTACAACATTTACATCACCCTTTACTGGTACAGTTGTCCAACCAACGGACGTATCATACTACGCGCTATCGTTTAGCGACAACACACAGTTATACTGGCCTGCGGTTGTAAACCCGACACAGATACCCGCAGCTCGTATTATGGACTGCACACCATCGACTACTGGGCTAAAAATATTTTTACCTCAAGGTGACCAAGGCTCTGTTGGCTCAGATATCTTGTTTCGTAACTTTGGGTCTGTAGCCTTTACTGTTGTTAATTTTTCTGGGACATCCAGCGTTACTGTCAACCCCGGAGTATCAAAGTATTACTACCTATCTAGCAACACCACACAGGCCGGTATATGGCAAAATGTAACCTTTGGTACTGGTACCTCTTCTGCGGATGCGGCAACATTAGCCGGTAATGGACTTACCACAATCTCAGGTCAGCTTGCTACTACTGGTAACATTGTTGAGGTATCCTCAACACCTACAGTTAACGACGGAAGCCGCGCTGCTACATTTGTATGGACCGCCGGTAATGGAACAATCACATTACCAACCGCCTCTTCTTTATCTGGTGGGTGGTATATTAGCTTTAGAAATAATGGTAACGGTACGCTGGCGATTAACCCACAAGGTACATCACTAATAAATGGACTATCGGGCATCTCTGTAAACCCTGGCGACTCTGGATTTATTATCTTAGAGCAATCTACTGGTAACTTCTTTACCGTGGGATGGGCCGTTCCCGCAAACGTAACCTTCTCATCATCAACCTATGACGTAGATAGCATATCGGGTAGTACACTAAACTTAGTCTCGTATGCACCAATTATTCAGACATACGTCGCTCTGTCTGGTACAAGATCTACCACACTAAGCATTGTATTGCCTAACGTTACCCAGATCTATATCTTGGTAAACAACACCGCAGCGGGGGGATACAATCTATCATTTAATGTAACCGGAAGCTCTACACCTGCAGTGGTGTTGTCCGCCGGTCAGGTGGCCACCGTGTTAAGTGATGGTAATTCTTTATACTCACTTAACGTAACTACCACAGGTCTATTTTTAGCAAATAACGGCTCCGTAACAACACCATCATTTTCTTTTTCATCAGACGGCCATACCGGTATGTATCTAGTGGGTACTAGTACCTTAGGTTTTACAGCCAACTCAACACAGATGCTAAGAATTGATAACACCAACACAATGAGCCCAAAAATATCTACACCGGCAACGTTTACCGCTGGATTAATTTCTGGCGGTGCGTTTTAATGGCTGATCAAATTGATCCGCAGTATAGTCAGATATATACCCTACTAACAAAAGCGGGTATTAAACGTGACGGTACAATGTTTGAATCTGAAGACTGCAGCGACGGTCTGTGGTGTCGTTTTCAGAGGGGTGTTGCCAAAAAGATGGGTGGATATCGTCAGATATTTTCTACCTTTAGTGGCATTCTACGCGGTATGGTATCAAACGCATATAACGGTGTTAACTATATTTTTGCTGGCACATCAATTGGTTTAGATATATTTACTACCGGTACCACATACGGTATTGGTAGCGGACCNTACCAGGGGCAGTTTGTTCCTGGCTATGCACTGTTTAACCTAGCCTCTAACACTACTACACAGTTTGTAGTAACAAGCTCACCAGCGACTAGCTATATTGCCGCGTTTCCAGCTGGTCGTAAGTTTATTTTTAACAGTGACCCGACTACGGTATACACTGTCACAAGTTCATCTTACACATCACCAAACACGACTGTCATATTTAGCCCAGCGCTAGGCGCAGGTGTTACTAAGACAACGGTATCTTTATATGAGACCATGTTTCAGGCAGACGAGCGTAACCTGTGGCAGTTTGATCTACAGTACAATCCATTGGGTGGTGCGTTAGAGCTTATTGCTCACCCTGGTCTAAACTTAGACAACATAGACAACGGCGTGGCCTCACAGGTACAGGTTGGTAGTGTACTTCCAAACTCATCAGAGCAGTGGACCTTTACCGGATTAGCTGATACCTCAGGACAAAACCCAACATACAAACCTATTGCGGTAGACGGCGGTGTATGCGTATTGTACCCATATCTATTTGTATATGGATCAAACGGATATATCGCAAACAATCACGTAGACACAACCTACTCAGCGCAGTCATTATCTGACTGGAACGGGGCGACAGCCAACCAGGTCAATATGGCATCTAGTAAGATTGTTAAGGGTGTCCCAATGCGCGGCGGTACCAACTCCCCCGCAGGACTGTTCTGGGCAACCGACTCACTGATCCGTGTCTCGTTTACTGGCACAGCGCCCTATTACTGGCGCTATGATATTATTTCTAGCCAGATCTCAATCATGTCATCCTCGTCTGTTGTAGAGATGGACGGCGTGTACTACTGGCTTGGTGTTGACCGTTTCTATTTATACAACGGTGCAGTTAAGGTGTTGCCTAATGATAAAAACGTAAACTGGCTATTTGACAACCTTAACTATGAACAGCGTCAAAAAGTATGGGCCACAAAGGTACCTAAGTATAACGAGATCTGGTTCTTTTATCCTAGAGGCCAGGCCACCGAGTGTACTGACGCCATTATCTATAACGTAAAAGATCAAATATGGTACGACGCCGGGTCTGGTGTTGGTGCACAAAGATCTTGTGGTTACACCACAGAGATTTTTCCTACACCCATTTGGGCCGACTGGAATTATTCTGCAGTATACAGCCAACCGTTTACCATTGTCACACACCCAGCCAGCTTAGCCGCACCTGGCCCAAACCAATTTTATGTGGCGGGGGATGTAACACCCACATTTAGCCCCGGCGACTATCTATCTTTTTCAACTATACCACAAGACTATATATACCAGGTAACAACCAGCATATTTACCTTTAACTCTACAATTCATACACTATATCCAAACGGTGTTACACTAGTCACCTGTTCAGATAGTTTTGCTAGTGCCGCGTTACCCGGCGACTTGGTGTACTATATCAATGGTGGATATGCAATCTGGCAGCATGAGTTTGGCCTAAACCAGGTATCGTTCTCTAGTGAGACAGCGGTTCAGTCTAACTTTACAACAGCAGATATTAGTTGGGTCGGTGGAACACCAAGCGCAGACTCAACTACCGGAGTTAATCGTCGTATGCACCTTCGACGCGTTGAGCCGGACTTTGTACAGGGTGGTGAGATGACCATGACCGTACTAGGGCGTAAATTTGCTAGGGGGGATATCACAACCTCTGAGCCTTTTATGTTCTCACCAGAAACAGGTAAGATTGATATGCGTATTGAACACCGTGAGATGAAACTACAGTTTGAGTCAAATGTAATCGACGGCAACTATGAGATGGGTCGTATTTTGATTACCGCAGAGTATGGGGACGAACGACCTTAATGTCAGGGACACAACCATTCTTTCCATTTTTACCAGCATATAGCACCTGGGACGACTGGCTGGGTAACGTGGCGATATACTATAACCAGGAGCTTATACCCCTGGTAGACGAGCTAAACTGGAAAGAGGCAGCAAAAGATATTGTAGAGCTATCCACGTTTGCCTCATACCCGGTACCAAGACCAGAGCATTACGAACAGTGGGATCAGTGGGCCACAGACTTCACTGAGCAAATAAATGGCCCAAGTAGATAATTAGGGCGCAAACCCTTGATTTTTTGCATTAATATATGTAGAACAACCAAAAAGGAAATATCATGCACGGACAACAAACTATGAAGTATCTGAACGACAAAGCGGTGGCCGATGCAATTATGGCCAAGCACAGCAAAGAGCAACTAAGCTCACAGCAGTCTAAAGATTTTGCTGAGGCATTAGCTAAAAAAGCTGAAGAAAAAGTAGCAGCTTAAATCTTTGCCGCGAACGGGGGTCGCTCCCCTTCTCTACTCCCTTAGAGATAGCGGCACCAACTAGGACAGGGAGGTCCAAATGATTACGTTTCAAAAAGAAGCACCATCACCATTTGCGGATGAGGCGGTAGAGTTATTTAAAAATCATTATGAGGAGATAGCCGAGAGACAAGACGTCATCGAGCTAGATCCCGACATTAAAAAATATAACCAATTATATAATAGTAAAATCTTAGAGATACATACCGCAAGAGACGACGGTAAATTAATTGGTTATAGTTTATGGGTGGTTGTAAACCACATGCACTACAAAAAAAGTATCACAGCATCTTCAGATGTTCTTTATATTAGCCCAGAGTACCGACAAGGAATGCTGGGTTATAAGTTCATCAAATGGACGACTGAAGAAATTAAAAAACGTAACCCACAGCGCATACTATTCCACATGAAACCATTTTTGGATTATGGAAAGATAGTTGAAAGACTTGGTGGTCATTATTTTGAAAAAACATATTCGATAGTATTGGAATAATTATGGGTGTTACCGCTACGGTTGTTGGAGAGGTTGCTTTAGACGCGACAGTTGCCGAAGGTGTTGCGGCTGGTACGACTATTGCTGAAGGATTAGCAACAGGCGCTCTGACAGACATTGGCGGTGGCCTTGCGTTAGATGCAACCGGCGCGTTGATCGACACAGCAACTGGTTCTATGCTCACT